CACACAATCTGGATGGTTCTTGACTTCATCTAAAAATCCGACCATAAACATTTTGTATTCCAGAAAACTCTTAGGAGTTTGGTGCAACAAGTTCATAACCATCTTCTCAATATTCATAGGCTGAGCCTCAAAAGTATCGAGTGAATAGAGATGGCTACAAAACTCAAAGGTCCTTCCTTGTCCATCAGGACTGCCAGAATCATTGATATTGTCATATGCCTTAAGTCGATATCCATATTCTAGATATTTTTCCTTGGCATTCTCAATTTTCTGCTCTAAGCAGTCATCACCTGCAGCCATAGCCTCATGGGCTCCTAACAAATCTGCAAGTCTGACTCTCATTATGGAATTTCCATCACTGGTTCTATAACCCCCAGAACAAACTATTCCTAAGTAATTGGGGGAAACTAAGGTTCCATCGGAAAACTGAAATATAGGCTTACATTGTAATAAGGATTTAGCCCTTAATACATGAGCCCAAGTCGCAGTTGCATCAACTGAACCATAGTTTGTAGTCAACTTAATTGTCATCTCAGCATAGTCCATTATAGACCATTCTTCAACTGTAAAATCAAAGCCTTTCACATCACTACCACACATCTCCTTAGTTAAAAGGATCTGCTGCATCTGGTTGCACATATGATAATTATCATCTGAGCTAAAACCAATGCCGGGTTTAGAAGGTATTGTTTTCCAATTGGCGATATTTCTTTTGCAAGAATGTCTCGCGAGTAACATCTCTATCATTTTATCAATGATAGAAACTGACATAATAAGTCGAACCTTACCAGTTTGGATTTTACTAAGCTTGTGGGGTTCATTCTTAACGAAAACCCGCACAGGATCCATAAAACCCCTTTCAACGCACTCTCTTCGCGTCATATTCTTCATATCCTCCAATGAAGTGCCCATAAGCAATTCAAGCCTATCAAGCACCATTTCATTGAATTGTTCACCCAAGTAGCTAAAGAGCTTATCGTTCCTAAGAGCTATCCTACTTAAAGGCACTCCTGGACTGGCTTCAGGCTTGACCTGGGTCTTCAATTCATCTATTACTTTTGAATACAAAGATCTGTCATAACAATTCCAAAAACTTGGTAATGTTTGTGAGATGTATTTTGGCAGTAGTCTTTTATCAGACTCTGCCAATTCTTCTGCAGTAGGCACCCTACATCCCGGGAGGCGACTATCTACTTGTAACCTAAAACTTATTTTCTCTGCTTCTGCGGAGCGCTCTGGCCACTCGTACTTGTGGTACTGTGGTTTGATTTTACAGAGGGCTTCCCACTTCTCGCTTGTTTTATCTTTAGCGCAGGGGTGGAACTTGCAGATGGACTTTCCGAGGCAGACACTTTGTTCTGAGAAAGGTTCTGGATCTGTCCAGTTGTAACAGAAGCCCCAGTCATTGCTGGGGCGTTGG